CTGACCGTACGCTTGAAGGAACCGGTATCCAGCGTTGCCGCTTCCCAGCGTGCCGCCCGCAGGAGAGATGAGCGGCAGTCCCGCGACAGGAAAGCCGAGGTGACGGCGGATGTTGACCTTCTGTGCCTCAGTCAGTGGCAATCGAACACCCGCACTTCGGACAGACCACGGTGTCCTTCACGGGCTTGAGCGCACTCGGCTCAGCAGACATGATCAGATTGAGTGAACGGTCGCCTGCGAAGAGAACCTGGCCCGGCAGGAACGTCAGCACCTGACCGGAGATGGTGATGGTGATGCGCCGCATGAGCCGGTATGCAAGCGGCTGAGGAGCTGCAACCGGCACTGGAGTCTCGATGACTTCAGCTGCCTTAGACAATCGGTGCGCCACTGTTCACCAGTGCGGCCACGAAGACCGGAGAGAGTTCCCTCGGCTCGCCCGCGTTGAAGTGGAAGTTCATGTTCCCGAACGAGGCCGTGAAACCCTCGTAGGGGATGACCGGGCCGGACCCGCCAGACATCACGCCCGAAGCTGCGAGGGTGATGGTCTGTGAACCCGTCACGGTCTTTGACAGGACCGTCAGGTTTCCTGCGGGACCTGGGTGATTCACGGTGATGACCAGATCCGAGACCGTGGCGTAAATCCCCAGCGCCTGGAGGTTCACGTTCGCGTTGATGGCCGACGCGAGTCCAGACGCCACTTCGGGGTTCGTGTCACTGGTCTGGGTCGTGTAGCTCGCAGTGGCCGATCCGCCCGGAATGAGCGCGCTGGTCACCGTGATGCTGTTCACATTCGCATTCGTCGGTGTGCCACCCACCGTGGCCGTGGCAGTCGCAGCCGCCCGAGGGAACTGGGTCAGGTACGCAGCCTGAGACGCCACCGTGTTCATGCCCACACCCAACGCCAGGTTCTGTCCGGTGTTCGGCGTGAGTCGCGGACTCTGCGGCCACTTGGTGGGCGGGACTTCGGTGGTGTACCGCTCAGCCGGAAGAGTGACTACGATGTCAGCAGTCGGAGTTGCCACGTCTCACCTCGCTATTGAACTCAGATCTTGCAGTTGCCCGGAGGACCTGAACTCACGAACAGGACCGGGTTCTTCGCCTTCAGATAGGCAGCTCGCTTACCGCCCTGACCGCCAGCTTTCGACTCCATGCCCCAGTCCGCCGCTGCGACCCCATGCATGTCCATGGGCATCTCAGGCGGCGTCTGGGTAGGAGCCGGAGGGTGAGGACTCATCGATGGCCTAAGAGGTCGTCTGTACATGACGACTCCTTAAGCCTTCGGGAAAGCCACCGCAGGAGCTGCGCCACGACCGTTCGCGAGCTTTCCAGACTCGTTCGCGAAGTGCGCCGCGCTGTTGTCCATCACCTCGGGGAAGCCGACAGGTTCCACGATGTGGAAGTTCTGGTCCGGAATCTGCCCCGACGGTCGCCCGCTGGAGAGTGAACCAGTCTTGATCTCGTGCTTGCCTGCCAGCTTCTTCATCGACTCTTTGGCGCTCATTGAACTCTCCTTGAGAGGACTTCAGTGAAGACATCAGTTAGGCAACGATTTCGGCAACAGCGGCCCGCTTGTAGAGAGCCGAGGACGCGGTGGGGATGATGGTGGTCGTGGCGGTGATGTCCGTCGGGACCGTGAAGCCTCCGCCCCAGAACCACGAAGCGGTCATCAACTGAGCGAACCGGTCCAGCTGGTGACGAAGGATCTGAGCCACATGGTTGATGAGCATGATCTTGTGGTTCGGACCATCCTGCATCTCCAGGTACTTCGTCATCATCTCGTAGTGCCCCTGCACGATGGCGTCTGCGCCGACCATGACTGGCCGCAGGACCTTGTTCGTCGGGGAGTTCGGGAGGATGGCCGCGTTGGTTCCGGCTGCACCGCTTCCGGTCGCTGCGCTCGACAGCTCGATGTACGCCTCAGTCGTCTCGACGAAGGTCACACCGAGGAGCTTGATCACGAAGCCGTTTTCAAAGACATCTGACTCCGTGCGGCTGCCCTGGTACAGCAGCTTGAAGTCCTGGTCCGCGAACAGCTGCTGCATCGTGAACATGTCCGCGATGAACAGGTACGTTCCATCGGGGAGCGTGGGCACCGCGTTCGCCCGCAGCCCGGTCCGCATCGCGAGGAGCAACTGCATGCTGAAGACGTCCGCGATGCTGAGGGAGCAGGTGCTGTTCTTGCCGTTGGGCCGGTAGATGGCCGGTGCAGAGCTTGCGATCAACACGTCACCGGCGAGCGGGCTGTAGCTGCTTGCCAGAGTCGAGACGGTGAGCTGTCCCGAGATGCCATCCGGCGTATCGCTCGCGTTCGTGCCGTCCGGAGTCACCGCAGTCACCGTCGCGGTGATCGAAGCGCCCGAAGCCAGCTTGGTGAGAACGCAGGCCAGGGTGTTCGTGCCAGACACCGGAGTCGGGACGCCGTTCACGAGAACCGTCTGGAACCCGCGAATGTCGTTGACCACGATGTTGGTGTCGGTGTTGGTGTCGCCGCTGATGTCCGAGCGGACGTACGTGTTGCCGCTGACGTACGCACCGTACAGGTTCAGCCGCGCGAGCCGCTCCAACCGCTGAGCCGCCTGCACGCCGTTGTTCCGCAGCTCAGCCTCCAGCTGGTCCAGAATCAGGACCGTGCTCTGGAGGATGTTCACGTCGGCGGTGTCACCCTCGGGGTAAATCGTCAGGGTGTACTGCTCAATCGCATACCCGCCGTAGTTGGCCGAGAACCCGTTGTCGATGTTGCTGTTGATGGTTGCCGGGTTCAGGCTGGCAGTCGGCGGAGCCTTCCGGCCCTTCCTCGTGCGCGTGATCGTCTCACCGATGCCAGCGTTGACGATCATCTCCTGACAGACGGCTCGATACGCGAGTTCGCTGTCCAGTCCTTCCTCAGCCCAGCGGGCGAGGAAGTTCTGTTGCTCAGCAGCCTGAATTGCGGTGGGAAGCGATGAAAAAGTACCAGCCATGACGTTTCTCCCTTGAAGTTAGTGTCGCTGAACCGAAAGTGCCGCTGCGCTTGCCGTTACGCCATCATCCTTGGCAGCGAGCGTACGCAATTCGGCCCGTGCCTTCCTGTAATCTGCATCACTCTTTGCTCGAACGTCCGTGGGCGGTGCTTGGGTCGCAGTCGGGATGCTCACACCAGGACCGAAGGTCGAGACCGGTGTTCCGGTGTTCACTGGAGTCGTGGTAGTCACCGGAGTCGTTGTCTGAACTGGAGTGGAAGTCGTCACGGTCTGAGCCACGAACACCTGTGGGAACTTCTCACGCCAGGCAGCGATCACCTTGTCCGCGCCGGAGACGATGCCTGTCGCACGGTCCACCACTGCACCGTCGATGGGAAGCACGTCCGCGAGTCCGTGGTTTACGATGCCCTGACGCGCAGCCTCGAACCGAACCGCAGCGCGAGTTAGAGAAGCTTCCAGCTTGTTCGCTTCAGTCACAGCCGCAGCCTTCACAGCTTCCTTCTCTTGCTGGAGGTTCTGAATCTGTGACTGGTATTGTGCGAGGGAATCCTTCAACGACTTCAACTCCGCACTGTTGTCAGGCGGTGCAGTTACAGTCACAGTGTTCGGAACAGTGTTGTCAGACATTTACTCTCCTTCGTACCAAGTTAAGGTTAGGCGGACAGCGACATTACTGTCAACCTCCAGCTTCAGCCCGTCCTTGGCGAACACATGCTCAAGGACGAACGATCCAGCCACTCCCTTCGGTGCCTCCCACAACAGTCTACCTGTACCGTCCTTCACTCGTGCCGGACCCATGCCAGACATGATGACCTGAGCTTGGTACAGCACACTGTCCCGAGTGGACAATACTTCACGAATTTGCCCACTCCCCTCGATAGTCTTCTCTTTCCTGACACGTCCTTTCCAGGCGGCGTCACTACTCCCCTTTGCCATCCAGACCGGGACGAACAACCCAGCGACACCGCCTCCGGCATGCGGATTCGACGACTTGTGAACCCGCAGTGCGAGTCCGAATTGGAACCCGACGTTCAGGTGCCAGACTCCCAGCACTGGCGGTGACAGGCTGAACATCTGACGTGCAGTAACCAGGTCCTTACCGTCTTCACTGAGCTGGACGTCGTACAGCTCAGCACCATTCGCGCCAGTGTGCATGCAGCACAGATGCCAGATGAGTCCAGGTCCCTCTTCAAGCAGAAACAAACCTGGCTCTTGGAAGACTGCACTCTTGCCTCCGACTGGCGGCTTGGGAATCACGACTCGCTTGAAGTCAATCACTTTTCATCACCTCTGGGGGTCTGTTGCCTCGACGGCTCTTTGTTCAACAGCGGTAGATTGAGCGTTGTCCGGATCACTGCCTGCGCTTCCTCCAGCTCAAGCAATGCCGGTGTGCCCGGTGTACCGGGCTTGCCCGGACCGCCGTTTGCACCCGGTGTGGCCGGGGTCTCGGGCTCACCGAGCGCAGCCACCATCGCTTGCACCGTCTCCAGAATCTCGTGTGAGCCGGGGCTGAACGCAGGAGCGTGCTGCAACGTCAGTCCGCCGATCATGTTCTCTGTCAGACCTTCGCCAGCCGGGTGCTTCAGCTTTCGTGCTGCCCGAAGTGCCTTCTTCATGATGACCAGCATGCCCTGTTCAGCGAACGTGTCCGCGAGAGCATTCATGAGGTCAACCAGGTCCTCATCCATGTTCTCCATCGCATCGCCGGACATCCCGGCAGTACGCATGCGGTCTGGGTCCTTGCGGCTGCTCTGCACCTGTTCGAGCCAGAACTTGCGCAGCATCTCGATGTACTCACGAGTCTCACCGAAAGCGGCACCCGAAGCCTCAATCATCTTGGCTTCGCCGCCGCCGATGCTGTTGCCAGCTGCATCCTTCTTATCTGCATCGAAGTGAAGGACGTTGGCTGCACCGGTCAGAACTCCACCATCAGAGGTGACGCTCTGGTTCTTCAGCTGGCCTTTGATCTGGAGCTGAGGCGCAGCACCGTAGTGAAGTCCCCGACCTTCTTGAGAAATGGTGTAGTCAATGAGCATCGACATATCCATGGCCTTCTCGAAGAAGCAGCCACCCCACGGCAGCTCTCCGAGGGACATGTCACACATCCAATGAGCTGGAACGAACCCGAGTCCGTGCCGAGTCGTCCTCTTGGTGTCGATGTGGAGCTTGTTCCAGGTCTCTTTGTTCGTCGGTGAGTAGTCCTTTTCGGGAATCGGAACGTACTGCACGTACTCCTGCTTGGTGAACTCACAGAGATACCAGTAGCAGTTCTTGGGCTCGATCTTCTCTCCGACAGCGTTCGTGTAACCCATGTCCATCAGCTGAGCGCCAGACACGCACCGATTGATGCGAAGACTCACCAGTTCAGCGAGAGAGTCGAAAGCAGGTAGGCACTCGTGCGCGGGATGCGTGTTGAAGATGACTCGAATCTGCTGATCCCCATCTTTAAGGAAGGAGAAGGACATCGCGGACGCGCCGACAGTGCCCAGAAACGCCGCCCGCTGCATCTGGAGGTGAAAGAGCCCTTCCCGTGCTAGCAAATCCGCTTTGGTGACGACGCTTTCATCATCAGAGCGCCAGGAAGGGCGTTGCCGACCCGCAAACATCTTCCGCATGATCTTCAGCGCGGTCGTGCGCGGTAGATTGTACTGAGCTGAGGGTCTCCGCTCGAAAATGGAGATGTACTTGTCTGCATTCTTCTCTCGGGTGAAGGGCTGGTCGAGAATGCTGTACAAATCACCGTCGATGACCTTGTGCAGAATCAGTAGACGCTCATACGGTGTGCCTTTGGCCCAGTCAGGCATCTTCGCGTGGTGTTTCTCACAGATGTCACGGAACATGGTTCACCTCACCGCTGGTAGATGGCAGGTGCTTCAAGAGCATTCTGCATCTGTGACCGTTCGAGGAAGACATCGACATTTCGCCCATTCTCAACTTCTACAATGCGCTTAAGTGCGAGGGAAGTCGCGTCTACCTGGTCATCGTGTGTCCCGTTCGGGAACGAACACATTTCGTCGATATAGTTGTTCACCCACGGCGCATCGATTGGGAACTTGCACCTGCCGCTTTCAATGATGGGTGAAATCTCTTCCGCGCGAGTCTCTTTCTTGGTGTGAACGCTGACTGCAATGACCGGCAGAGACGTTTCTCGCTTCAGTGTCTGGTACACCGCGATGCCCGAAGACGAGTTTTCGATGGCAATCAGAGCTTGAGGATGCTCCTGCCACTTTGCCACTACCAGACGAAGCAGGTCCGGAAACTCCAGTCGGTGTTTCTGGACGTCGAGCAAGTAGTAGGAGTTGAAGATCCGTGACACTCCCCACACCTGCACGCAAGAGTAGTCTGCACCCACGCCAGTGGACCACGCCCCGTCCACTGTGATGAGCTTGTAATCAAAGGAGCGTGGGACGAGGGTTGTGAGATTATCCTTGAACCACTTGCGTTTGAACACGCTTCCGGCTTTGTTCGTCGGGGAACCTTGGTAGAGACTCTGCCAGGTGTAGTCGCCGACCTGCTGTTTGATCTTCCGGAGCTGTTCGAGGCTGTACCGCGAAGGCCAGAGGGGGACATCTTCGTTCTCTCCACCGAGTGCTGGCAGCACGGTGGTGTGCCAAGGCAGCTCAGACCGCTGAAGACGACCAATCAGGTCATCTTCGTGCCACCGCGTATTATGGCTTACCAAACCGTTGGCGATGAAGTTTTCAGTCCGCGCTATTTGAACGTCGAAAACGTCTTCGTATCCAGCTGGTTCGAGGCTTTCAACTACGTCGAGAGTGAACCCGTATGTATTCAGCGGCCTTGAGCAACACGGACTCTGTCTTTCCCCAGTAACCCGAACTACCTGGTCCCCTACTCTTATTTCTCGCAGTCGCAGCCACTTTAAGCCTCCATCACGCAGAACGAGGAAAGGATGTCGTTCGTTCGCAATGACAGATGTACCAGAACTCGTCTTAATTTTGAAGACAGAATCAATACCTTGATTCTTCCAGTTCTGCACCACTGCCGTGGTGAGTTGTCCGTTGTCGTAGGTTGCAACCACATCGCCGGGTCGAATGTCTCGTAGCTCTTTTTGCGTCCCGTCTGCCATCAGCACCAGCGTGCTGCCAACCATGCACATGTTCACTACTATGGATGCACCTGGTTCAGCTCTGGTGAAGGCTACGTTGTTGAACCACTCCCAGACCTTTTCTCGTTGTAGCTCGGACTCGGCCTCTTCCCTGTCCTTGACGGCATCGTCGATGATACCGAAATCGAAGCCTCGTCCAGTGAAAGAGCCGCCAACTGAAGTTGCGATGAAGCCGCCGCCCGCCGTAGTTCTCCATTCAGCGACTGATTTGCTGCCAGGAGCGAGTTGTACACCAGCCGCCAGAGCAAATCTCTTTGCACGTCGAGACTTGGATTTGGCGAGTTCACCTGAATGTGTGGCATAAGCAATCGTCATCGCTGGATCCTGCCGCAGAAGCCATGCGGCAGCATGAAGCAACGTCTCCGTCTTTCCGTGTCGTGGTGGTGTACTGACCAACTCAAGCACTGGCATCAGGCGCGAGAGTTCGATTTTCTCAATCATCGGTGCCAAATGCACCGGGGCCTTGAATTTCGGGGTGATCGTTGGAATGAACGTCAGGAGCCGTTTCCGTCTCCGGATGTCGATAAGTGCTGCGAGTCGTCGTTCAGCGACATTTACTCCGTCATCAGGCATCGTGCTTCACCACATGAAGACGTGCCGCCAGCTCTGGATGCTGTTCGAGGAGTTCCTCGATTTTCTCATCGACCTGCTCCTCTGACATCTCCTCTGGAACCATGACGAGTCCGGGGTCCAGTTCGAGTCCTTCTATCTTCGCGAGAGCGATCAGTGCCTTGATCTCGATGTCGAGATCGCCTATCTCGCGCGCTTTTCGTTGAACCCGTAGGAGATTAAGCGAAATCGCGTCTCGCTTCTCCTGCACCGGCGCTGCAATGAAGACATCGAGTCGGTCAGCTACCTGCTTAGCTGCGAGGAGTACCGACTCTTTATCTAGTCCGGGTTTCGAGTCGAGCACCCTCTGCACTGCATCAGGGAGCTTGTGTCCGTCTGCCATCAGCTCCGTTAGCAGTTGAAGGGTCACGGGGTCGGACTTTGAAGCCTTTTGGGCGTCCTCGGGGACGGGGTTTGACGTATTCGGACTCGGGGATGAACCGTTTGGCCGGTCTGTGTGCTTCGTGCTCTTGGAGATAGATGACAACGTTCTTTGCTTTTTCAATGCTGACTCCTCGTCCGAGAAACGTCTTGTTGCACCACCAACAACACAATCCACGGATATGCCGTTTTCGCTCATTCGGCGGCAGATCCTTCCACCGATACACGTGAAAGTGATCAATGTTCAGTCTGCCAGTTTTTGGCACTTTGCGACAGATCGCACACACGCCACCTTGTTTCAACAGCAAACCGCGCCACTCATCGGCTGAGAGACCATACTTGTCGAGTGTCTTCTGTGAAGGAGGCTGTGGGGTCAT